TACTGGTGCGTCATTTAGTGGTAGTGCTTCAGGTTTAACTGGAATAAATACCAACCTCGTTACTAATGGTACATTTGATAGCAATACTACTGGATGGTCAACAGGTCATGCCTCTATAGCAAGTGTTGCAGGTGGAATAGATGGAAATAACTGTCTTCAAGTTACAGCTACTGACACAAGTGGAACTAATTGGGCGCAACAAGCTGTTACTGGATTTACCGTAGGGAAATGTTATACAGTAGCTTGTTCAGTAAAATCAGGAACTTCAGGGAATCAAACATTTGCTTTGCAAATTTATAATTCTGGATTTTCGTTATTAAATGCTTCTGTTAGCGGAACATCATCTTCATCTTGGACAACCTATGCAGGAAGTTTTATAGCCACAGGAACAACACATTACTTTTTAATTACAAAAGTTTCATCAACAAATTCTGCAACAATGCTATTTGATTCAGCAATGATATATTAAGGATAATTAATGGAAAAATTAATAGCAAAAGTAAATGAGATATTAAGCAAGTTTTGCATTGTTTGTAAAGTACCTTGCGACAAGCAAATGCACTTTATTTGTGGCTTTATCATAGCTGCTGTGTTGACACCGTTCATTGGTGCGTACTCTATTTTAGTAGTAGCTATCATTGCTGCATTAAAAGAGATATACGACTACCTACATCCTGAAACACATACAGCAGACATATGGGACTGGGTAGCTACGAGTTTGGGTGGTGTTTTAGGTATGCTAATAATTACGTTACTTTAAGAAGAAAGAAATACTAATGATAAATATAGACCCAGTTGAATATGGCAAACTAATCTCAAAGGTTGATTCCCTTGAGAAAAAGATTGACAAGATGGAAAGTGCACTTGAGGAACTACTTGCCTTAGCTAACAAAGGTCGTGGTGGCTTTTGGGCTGGCATGATGATAGCTTCTCTTGTAGGTGCAATTATTTCTTACATCTCTAGGTACATTGTAGGACACTAGATGCAACTGACACCTCACTTCTCTCTTGCTGAACTAACAGTCACTAAGACTAAAATAGATAACACACCATCTAAAGAAGTAATAGAGGTCTTACGCACAACTGCTTTCTATATGGAGAAGGTGAGAGAGATACTAGGCAATGTAGCAATCACTATCAATAGTGGCTACCGCAGTCCTGATGTTAATGGTCAAGTAGGTGGCACTAGCAACTCGTCACATACTTATGGGTATGCTGTGGATTTTACAGCCTATGGTCATACTCCACTTACTATATCTAATATTCTTGCTAAAAGTAATCTTAAGTTTGACCAACTAATCTATGAGAAGACTTGGGTTCATATATCATTTGACCCTCGTATGCGTGGGAATATTCTCACACTCAAAGGTAAAGGTAAATATGTAAAGGGGATTGTATAATGTGGTCTGTCTTATTTCCAGCTCTACTACCAGCTTTAACAGATGGTGTTCGTGGTATCTTTGCTAAGTTTACAAAAGGAGCAGGAGGTAATCCTGTCAATGTAGCTGAACGCATACAACTTATGCAAGCAGAAACCGCTCGTCTACAAGCACTAGCAGAGATAGATAAACCATCAGGTGAACCTTCTATTTGGGTTACTAACTTAAGGTCTAGCTTTAGGTATATTGCAATTATCATTATTTGGTTAGCGACAGTGGCTGCTGTATTTACTCCTACTGTACCCGAAGCCATAACTTTAATTATGTTAGATTTAAGTGGGGCTTGTATGAGCTTCGTTATTGGTGAACGTATGTATCTTACTTTAAGGAAATAATATGCCAATCAAAAAAGGACAAGAAACTTTTGCTGGGTACAATAAACCTAAACGCACACCAAACCACCCAACTAAATCTCATGCTGTTCTAGCGAAAGAAGGAGATAAAGAGAAACTAATTCGTTTTGGTCAACAAGGTGTGAGAGGTGCAGGTTCCAATCCATCTACTCCTGCTGAAAAAGCTAGACAAAAATCCTTTAAGGCTCGTCATGCAGGTAACATTGCTAAGGGTAAGATGAGTGCTGCGTTTTGGGCAGATAAAATTAAATGGTGATACTAGGTGAAGATGGTAGATACTATAAAAATTGCCCTCAATGTAATTGTTTGCAAAGTTATTTACGCAAAAATTATGCAGAAGAATCTTTAAAATTAAGAAAACTTTGTAAATCATGTTCAAATAAAAAACCTGAAAGTAATGGGCATAAAGGATTTTATTTAGATGTATTACGAGCATCTTTTGTACATAAATATAAAACAAATGCTGAATTGCGTAATATCTCTTGGAATGTTGATTTTGAATATTTAGCCCAATTATTAATAGACCAAGATTTTAGATGCGCTTTATCAGGTGTTGCTATAAGTGCTATGGAAGTTAATAATAATGCTTCTTTAGATAGGATTGATAGTACATTAGGGTATATTGTAAATAATGTACAATGGGTAACTTCTAAAGTAAATATGATGAAACAACAATACACACAAGAAGATTTTATAGAAGTTTGTAATAATGTAGTCTTATACTCAAATAAAGTCAAGTGGTGAGAAATAGGTTGACAAATTGTATCTATTGTGATATAATTGTATTATAATTAAAAGGAATATAAATTGACATATTTAGAAGTATGTAATAGAGTTTTAAGACGACTTCGTGAGAACGAGGTTACTACTGTCAATGAAACTCCATACTCCAAGCTTATTGGGGATTTAGTGAATGTTGTAAAAGTAGAGATTGAAAACTCTTGGAATTGGTCTGCTCTACGCACAACACTAACTGCCACTACAACTGATTCTTTGTTTAACTATGTGTTAGTTGATTCAGGCACTCGTTTCCGTGTATTAGATGTTGTAAATGATACAGAAGATGTATTCATGGAAGAGCGCAGTAGCCGTTGGTTTGATGAACAGTTTTTAATGTCAAGTGTTCAGCACAGCGCACCTATCTATTACAACTTCAATGGTGTAAATTCTAATGGGGATACTCAAATAGATTTATATCCAATACCTGATGGTGTATATAATATTCGTATTAATGTAATACTTCCTCAACAAGAGTTAGTAGCAGATTCCACACAAATACAAATTCCAGCCAATCTTCTTGTAGAAGGTGCTTTAGCTCGTGCAATTAGTGAGCGTGGCGATGATGGTGGTTATGCTGAACAAGAACAACGCTATCGTTCACTTGCTGCCGATTTAATTGCTATTGAAGCTTCTATTAGACAAGATGAAACTATTTGGAGAGCCTATTAATGGCAGGGGCTTTAAAAGCTCTTAGCAATGCCGCACTTGGCTTTCTTGGGTTAAATACTCAAGAGAGTGGTGTGACATTAGAGAGTGGATATGCCTCAAAAGCCATTAACTGTATTATTGATAAGTTTGGTCGTTTAGGTAGCCGCAGGGGTTGGACACCCGTTACTACTAATAATGGTTCTTTAAGTGATACTGATTACTTAGAATCTTTGTTTGAGTTTATTGATATAGACTTAACAGCCACTATTCTCTCTTGTGGTGGTGGTAAGATGTATAGTGGTTCTACTACCCTTACAGAACTACCAGTTAAACAAGCAAACCAAACATCAGATTTAACTATTACTTTTACTGGTAATAGATGGCAATTCTCACAACTAGCAGAAGGTGCTGGTTATGGTAATACAATGTATGGGTTTGCTGCTCAAACAGGTAATCCACTCCTTGTATATCGCAAAGCTAACCATACTGGTGCTTATATTTGGCAACGAGTAGGGGATTATGGCACTAAACCTACAGGTGTATCTACCTTTGACCCTGACTGCTCACATACAGCCTTTGGTCGTCATTGGGTGGCAGGTGTAACTGGTGCTAAGACAACAGTTTATTATAGCAAATTACTAGATGGTGCGGCTTTTACAGGGGTAGGTTCAGGTTTAATTGATATTGAATCTGTTGTTGGTAGCAGTGACCAAATTGTTGGTATATCCTCACATAATAATTATCTTATTATATTCTGCCGTAATAACATTATAATATACGATTCACCTGATGACCCTACTAATTTAACTCTTGCTGATGTGGTTACAGGTGTTGGATGTATTGCTCGTGATACTATACAACAAACAGGTACAGATTTAATATTCTTAAGTAATAGTGGTGTACGTAGTTTTAATCGAGTAGTACAAGACAAGAGTATGCCAATGCGTGACTTGTCTGCTAATGTTCGTGATGACTTAGTTCAGTACATTTCAGGTGAAGTATTAACAGAAGTTAAAAGTATTTATTTTGAGAGAGATGCTTTTTATCTATTAGTTTTACCTAATTTAAAACAAGCCTTTTACTTTGACTT